AAACGCAACGCAGTCCATCCTCGTTGTCTTCCCACTGGCGACCTTCAATCTTGTCGTTTGCCTTAGCAGGTCCGCTTGTCTCCGGCTCCATGCTGGCAAATCCAACGTCCACGTCGCGGTACATGCCGGAGCGCACGCGGCTGTCAAACTCTTGCTGGGTGATGTAATGCACCTCAGTGACGCGCTGCGCCGTGTAAAAGTTTCCGGCAGAAAAAGGCAAAATCACATTGTCAATAGGAACAAATTCTGCACAAGGACGTTTTTTCCGGTCGTCGTACCACATCTTTAGGTACTGAGACCCGCCCAGCGGCAACTGGGTCAGCATCTGTTCTTCTTCGTCACGGAACTCGACAATCTGCTCAGTCAACTGCCAGTTCATCCAGTCGCGTTTGCGCTCAGCCCGCAGCGTCGTTTCTTCCTCCTGCTTGCCGATCACCTTCGTGCGCACCGGACCGTCCGGGGGGAAAAGCTCTTTTATCGCCCTAGACTCGAAATCGATGCAAGCCTCGGCCATGATCGGGTGCACGACCTTGCTGGCCCCCGAGAACGTAGCACCACCGGGCGCGTCGTTGCCCATACCAGTGCGGCGCAGCCCTTCTTCGTACTTCTTGTCCCGATCTTTACGCGCTTCGCGATCCTTCTCTACTAGCTCGATGTACTTGAGCGCGATCTTGCCCAACTCCCACTCGTCCATGCTTTCGGCCATATTCGAGTAGAAATCGTCGTCCTCGCGTGGACCCTTGAATTCGGCCATGCGAACGACCGCAGAGCCGTCATCCAGTTCCTCGACCTCCGCGAACTCGTCGTCTAGGTCGAATACCAGACCCTCCTCGTCCTCGGGTCCAGTGGGCATCTGAGTCTGTGGTTGGGGGAATTCGGTGGCCATTGTCAGTCCTTAATTTTCGAATCCATACTCGCTGACGTCACGCGCCACCCGTTTCAATTCGTCATACTTGCTCGGGTCTATCTTCCGCATGTAACGCAAAGCACCACGGTTTTCTACCGGTGACCCTTGAGCCCCTATCAAGTCCATCATGGCACGACCTGCACCCACTGGCTCATCGAACGAGACCGATGCGGGATCTTTTATAGAATCCACCGTCCTACCTACTTTAGAAGGCTCAGCCATTCGATAAGTGCCAAGAATCATCTGCACTATGTCATCTTCCGACATACCCTCGCGCAGACCCGCCGCGATCATCCCCGGCATACCCTGAAGTAGTGGACTTGCCGAACTACCAGTGGTCTCGCTTAACACCCTGTAAGGAGCAGGAACACCCACAGCTTGAGCGATGTCGCCAACAGGTAAAACGCCCTGAAGAGCCTGTGATCCTGCGGATTTTAGCACCGTCCTGCGCGACACGGGTGTTTCGATGACCGACTGCAGCGTCGATTTCGTCTTGCCCGCATCGGGCGATACTTCAACCTTCTTTTCGGTGATGGTGGGCGCTTGGCCCTCTTTCGCGTATTTCTGCTCCAGTTTGTCCAGTGCCGTGTCGCTCAGTTTAGCCAGCGGCATCGATTTGGACTGGGGCAGGCCGAAGAAGCCACGGCGCGACAGGTTCACCTGCTCCTTGACTGGCTTGCCCTTGAGCAGCATTTCATCCGCCATCTGCTGCACGGTCTTCTTGGCGCTGCCACCACCCGAATAAGCTTGCTTGCCAGGGAACACCACAAGGGCATCGCCAGCAGGCGCAGGGGAAGTCAAGCTGGGCATACCGATGTCGCCAGCCACCGCACTGTCGTACCCCCTCCGTTTCAATTCGCGGATCATCTCCGCTATCTGATCCGGGTCGTGCAAGTTATCGTCGAATGCGGACGCAGGTGTATACCCGAATTTTTCGTTATCCGGCACGTACCGGCGCGACGCAGCTTTCACAAGCCGCTCAGGGGCAGGTTTCGACACTTGTGGCTTTAATCGCTGCAGGACGCTGTCTGGGTCGCCTTTTACATCAACGTACGACTGCGCCAAATCGCGAATCGGGGTCATGTACAGCGGTCGATTGATCATGTCGCCCTTGCGGTAGGTGCCGCCATGCCACAGTTCGGAAGAGGCCACATCTTTGGCCTTCTTAATTGCGGATTTCGCTACCTTACCACCGGCCTGAAATTTGCGCTTACCAGTAGAGGGCGACATTGCCGGACCCTTGTACCCGGGCTGGGCGTGCGGCGCAAAATCAATACGCCGGGTGGCTGTGTCCGGCTCGTACCTGCCCTCGCGCCGATTAGCCCGCATCTGCGCGATCACCGCTGCCCGAAGCTCAGGGGTGGGGAAGCGCTGCTCGAATTCCTCGATCGCCCGACGCTCCATCTCCTGCGCACTAGGCTGCGCGATCGGTGGCAAAGGCCGAGGTCCGTAGATCTTTTGCAGCTTCTCGTCCTCACCCTGGTTCAGGCCACCGGAAAACGCTGCCATACCGAGCGGCACAGCCGACCTGAACCTCGCAAACAGTGTGGCCGCGTCTACTGGGTCCATCCCGCTGATTAAATCGTCAAACGGTCCAGCCATTTCGCACCTCACTGAGCATAAGGATTCGCACGCTTTTCTTGCGTTTCGTCCGCGTAATCGTCGGTCGACACCGGGTCGAAATTGAGGAAGCCCATATCGCGCAGCAGCCGCAGTGCTTGGGTGGTCGTGTCGGTCAGGTCGTCACGGTCCGACTCGGGAAACGAGCAGATCTGGCTTACCAGCGGCTCTGCCCAATCACGCGGCTGGCCCGGGTGCACCATGGACTCGGGAACGTAAACGCGACCATGCATTATGGTGTTGGCCACCAAATGCAAGCGCTGCACCTTGTCGGCCCTGCCCGGATTGTAGGCGCGGCACGGCACCTGCGCACGCTGCAGATCCTGCAAAATGCTGATACCCGAGGCCTTGTCCTCGACCAGCACAAGGTCGACCTTTTTACCTGGGTCGCCGTAGACCGATTTGTACTCGTCGATCACCTTGGGGCGCAGGTCCGGGTAAGCGAGGAACTCCTCCCAGCAGTCGATTAGCATAGCGCACAGCGGGCGGTCCTCATTGGGACGAAAGATGCCCCAGACGCTGCAGGCGGTCGGGTCGTTGATGGTCTTTTCGGTGTAGGCACAGTCGTACGACTGCAGAATGTACAGGAACTCGGGCAGCGGGCGGTCGGCGTCCCACAGCTTGAACCACTCGCGTTTGACGATGCCGTAGTCCTCGGGGTCGATCACCTCGGCGTACAGCTCCTGGCGTCCAAGGCGCGTGCCCTCGTACTGCGACACGATTTCGTCGCGAAAGGTGGGCGCAAGGTTGTTGAAATTCTCGTGCGTCGTGCCGGTGGTCAGTACCACGCGGTCGTCGTCGATCAGTCGCCGGACGATCGGGATGGGCTTGGGTGTGGTCGTGATGCAAACCCGAGGCTTTTGCCCCAGGCGCAGGCCGAACATAAGGTTGGACCACATGTCCTCGACGTTGCGGAATTTCGCAAGCTCATCCACCCAGGCCAAGTCGTGCTGGGGACCACGCAGGGTCTCGGGGTCATTGTCCGAATAGATCGTGGCGATCGCGCCATTCGGCCACTCGATGCGGCGTTTCGATGGTACAAATACCGGCTTGCATTTCGGGTGCGAGATGGCCAGGATGCCCGATTCGCCTTCGATCATGACGTCCCTGGCGTCGCCCGCGTCCTCGGCGATCAGCGCGATGCGAGACGCCAAGCCACGTTCCACGTGAAACCTAACAAATTCGGCACCGCAGCGGGTTTTGCCCCACCCGCGACCGGCAAGGATGAGCCAAATCGTCCAGAGGTCGCCCGGTGGGACGAACTGGTTGGGGCGTGCCCAGGTCTGCCAGTCGTAGAAAAGCTCGATGGCTTCCTCGTTCGACAGCTCCGCGATGAACTCTCGCAGATTCGCCGGGTCGACGAGGTTTCGAGCCTTACTGGCTTTCTGCCTTTGCCCTCTGCTCAAGCCGTTGTGCAAGCCGGTCACGTAGTCCCTCTATGTTGACGTTGGAATCAAGCGATCCGCTGACGTTCATGTTTACGTCTTTCGCCCGGAATTTCGCATCGTAGCCCATGAGCGTGAACTGCAGCAGCCCATCGCTGTACTTTTTGACCGTGTCGCCCGTCCTGAGGCCCTGGTGCACCAGAGGCTCGTCGTGTCCGACCACCGCACGCCGGTAAGCCTCGGCCCGCATCGTGTCGACCATTTCTTCCTGGATCGACTCCATGGCGCTGTCGAACAATTTGTGCTCGTGCCGCCAGTTAATCAGCGTGATGCGCGAGATGCTCGCGGTGGTGTACGAGTGCCGCATGCTGAATCGGCACTCCTCGGGTCCGTCTCGGAATTCGGCCAGCACCACCAGCATTTTGAACGCTTTGGTCTCCTCGTGCAGCGCCAGTTCACCTTTCGCGGTCAGATTCGGGTCGTTGCAGACGAGCGAATGAGCCAAGAGGCACGAAGTACTGGGAGGGAAACGCACGCGGTCACGACGAATTGCGTCCAACAGCGCCACCACCGACATGCCCGCACGACGCTCGTACTCGGCGATCGTCTCAGGTCCTCGGTCTTTCAGCAGTCTTTTGTCGTCATCAAAGGCCATGGGGAGGATTAAACCACAAACGGCACCGGGGCCACAATTGCGCCGTTTTATAAACGAGAACTATCAAGTCAGGCACAGGAATAGCGAAGAGCTATAACAGTCGTGCGCGTACACGAGGAGATTCCCTGAAGTCTTAGTGTGGTGGTGCAGCAACACTTGGCGTCTGAAGCTCCGCTCGCGTGTTCCATCGTTCCACGATGATGGAACGGCTTATGTAACGGCTCTTCCATTCGAAAAGAGCGTTTTGTTCCATTGTTCCATCTGACATATACCCACATTCGAATTTTCGTGACAAGGCTAACCCCCCGCGTGCGCATGTAACAATGGAACACCGGGTCCTTTTTCGAATGGGAGAGCTGTTACATTGATTGTTACATCGTAATGTAACAATGGAACGCCTTGGTGGTTCCACGCTGTCCGGCAAGGGACGAGCGATGCCGCGTTGCACGGCACTCCACGAATGTATCACACCCTGCGCAGCGCGTCAAGCACGTGTTCGCCCGTCGCATTTCGCTGTCCGCTCCACAGTGCATTTCGCAGCCACTGGGTTTGTGTCCACTCGTCGATCGTCTTTTCGACATCCCTTGCCCGGAAGAGCACCAGCGTTTCGCTCTCCTCGATTTCGACCAGCAGCGCCACCGCACCACCGTACGAGCCGAATCGGCGAGCCCAGGCCCGCTGGCCCGCAGTCCAATGCGCCAGCCGCACGGGCGTCGAGGCCTTTCGCGGCCACGCGGGCAGCACTTTAAGCTCGATCCAGCCTTGCCACCCGTAAAACGTGGCGTACACATCCGGCGTGTCCTTTCCCACCCGATTTTCGATTCGCTGCATTTGCGCCAGGAATCCGCAGCGTCGAGCGAGCCAGTCCCACAAACGCTGCTCGGGGAGCCTCACAGCAGCACCTTTCGCAGGGCGTTGGCCAGCCGCATACTGGCGACTCCCGGGTTGGGCGCGTCGCGCAAGATCGCCGGGTTGATACCGTGCTGAAAGCACAGCACTGTACGCGCATCCAGTGTCCGGTGCTCCTGCAGCAGCTCGTCCACTCGGTCCAAGGGTCGCTTGCTCCGCGCAGGGGTCGCCGGGGCCCGCGTTGGGGTCTCCGAGCGTTTTTGGACCGGGGGTTGGGGCTTGGATAGCGGCTCGGCCTTCGAAGCGCTCGGAAAGGCTCCGGAGCCCCGCACGACGATTCGTCCGCCGACGATTTGGGTGCCATCGGGCATCGCCCATTTCGTGCCTTTCGCACGGGCGTACTCGCCTTTCGACCACCAGGGTATGTACAGCGGGTCGTCGCCCGGGCGCGGGCAGTGCTCGGCCAGGACCTGTTCGACAGTGGTCATTCGCACTTATCCTCTCAGGTGTTCGTCGATGAACGTTTCGAGCGCTCGCAGCGCTTTCCACTGGTCCACGGGCGTCGAGTTGTCGTCCACGCGAGCGAACTCGGCGTCGACCCGGGGGTACGCGACGCTCGCGTGGAACTTGAAGCGCTGCCCGTCCAGCAGCATTTCGCCAGACAGGGTGGCTGTCGCCACCCGGACCAGCGCCTTTTTAGGCTGCGACATGTGCGGCCTCCTTGAGCGCCTTGCGCAGCATGTTGCCCAGATTCATGCGCTGCATGCCGGGGTTCAGGTGGCAGAAGCGCTCCAGCAGCGAATCGCTCGACACTTGCAGCGTGCGGGCCACCAGCTTGTAGACGCTGTGCAGCTCCATCGTGCGCAGGGTCTGCGCGACCTCGTCGCCCTTGTCGATCGAGCGCTTTTTGGTGCCGTCAGCCCGCACGGCGGTGTAGGCGCTGTACTGCGGCAGGTACCCGGCGTACACGACGCCGTTCAGGCGCTCTTCGATGGGCTTGCGGGTGGTCACCGGGCGCGTGGCGGCGACGGTGGTCTTGGCGATCGTGGCGGTGTAGGCGCGGCGCACCTCGTCCGACACGGCGGTGTGCTTCGACAGTGCCCCGTTGCGCACTTTCATCTCGCGGGTGTCAGCGCCCAGCGTGTGGACGGTAGTCCAGCCGCCGTTGACTGCGATGATTTCGACTTGCTCGCCGGTCTTGGTGATGATTGCTACTTGCATTTTGCGTGTCCTCTATCGGTTGGTTAAAAAGCTTTATTATACCACGGGTGCAACAGTCTGTCAAGTACCCCCTCAGGCGACCACGTTGAAGTGCCAGTGCATCCCGGCCTCAGCCGCTGCCATCCCGATGAACAGCGGGTAAAAGCGCCCATCGGTGTGCTGCACGATCATGTAGCGCAGGTTAGCCAAAGCTGGGTTGGTGACCTTCTTGTCCACCGCACGACGAGCATTCTCGGCGGTCGCGTAGGTCTTGCCGGGTTCGATGGTGATGCATTGTGCCATTTCGCTTGTCCTCTATCGGTTGGTTAAAAGACTTATTATACCACGGGTGCAACAGTCTGTCAAGTACCCCCTGCTCACCACGTGACGCCGTTGGCGCGAAACCACTCGCGGACGGACTCTTCCAAACCGCTGTGGTAAAAGGACAGGATGCTGCCCAGGCTGCTGATGAAAACCGATTCCCAGGCGCGGTCTTTCACCTCTTGCATCGTCTCGGTCGCGTTGTCAGCGGCTGAGCACAAAACGTCTTGCACTTCCGAGCGCAGGCGGTGGTCCGCGATTTCGTAGCTCGCAGCGGATAGCTTGCCGTACTCCGAATCGAATTGAGGCTCGCGGGCGCGGGCTTGCAAATCGGCCAGGATTTCAGCTGCTATCTCGCGAGCGTACACGAGGTTGTCGACCAGATGACGCTTGAACAACACATTGCGCTGCTCGTCTTTAATGGTCACGGTGTAGTGGCCAGCGCTCGATTTGGTGATGAAGGTCTTGAACATTTCGCTTGTCCTCTATCGGTTGGTTAAAAGACTTTATTATACCACGGGTGGTACAATTTGTCAATCCCCTATCCCCTAGAGTAGTGCACCGGGCGCTCGTACCTGCCTTTTTCGTTCCGGTAGATCGACACCCACCGACCCCAGCGGGTGCCGTCGTCCCAGGCCCATTGCCGGGTTTCGCCGTATTCGAGCGGCGGATTCGTCGGCTTCCAGGATTCGAGCAGCCCCTCGGCGTCGAGGGCGTCGTTCAGAGTGTTAAACCAGTTGCGCTTTTGCATCACTGCCCTCCCGGGATGTGGTCGATCGGACCGCCGATCCAGATGCGCGTTTCGACACCCGATTCCTGGATCACCTGCACTGCCAGGAGGTCTGGGCGCTTTTCGTTGCCAAACCAGTCGATCGATACGATCGCGTCCTCAGCGGTCGGGTTCAGCAGGTCGTCCAGCCGGATTTCGGCAACGTCGCGCTGGTTCGGGTTGAGCCACATCCGAGCGGCTTGCTGCAGCTGCTGCGCGTGGTTCATTTCGCGTCTCCTTTCATGATGTAGGTGAACAGCACCCATTTGGCCCGGTTGATGGCTTGGCGAGCATCCTCGACTTGCATGAACGAGAACGTACCGCCGTCGTCGTGGGCGATCATTTCTTGCGCATCCGAGAGAATGCTGGCCGCGTACAGTGCGGGACCGGAAAAGCGGAAGGTCAGGCTCTCCTCTACCGCCTCGCGCATCTGCGCCTCGGTCACGCCGTACATGCGGATTTCGCGACGCTGGGCGTCGGTCAGGTCTGCGTATCGCTGGGTAACTTGCATTTTGCTTGTCCTCTATCGGTTGGTTGAAAAGATTCTATTATACCACGAGTACAACACCTTGTCAAGTATTCCCTCGGGCGACCTCCTCGCGTATTCGTAGCTGCAGCCTTTCGATTCGACGCTCGTTGTACGCGACCACCGACTCGGCGTATTCCACCGCGCTCTCGGCCTGAATCTTGGCGAATTGCGCTTCGTACAACTCCTGCGCCATCGTCTCGGCTAGCGACTTCTTTCGCGTCATGCTGCGCACCGCGTCGATTAGTGGCTTATATACCTTCATTATTTCGCTCCTTGCAGTATACGATCGATCACCGTAGAACACTCGGTCACGCCGCCGTTGCAATAGTAAAGCTGCTGGGTAGCATGCTGCGCTTTCGTTTGCACAGAATGGGAGATGAACTTGGTCATAAGCACTATTGGGATCTGCGACTCAAGCTGTTGCGATTTCGCTTCGTCTGCCGTCAAGAACCTTAACGAGATGGGTGACTGCTTGTATTTCGCTTGTATGAAGTCGACTTGCCTGCCGACCAGCCCGATGACGAGCACCCGCTGTGCATCGCGGGTCTCGGTCGCACCAGCCGGATTTGCACGTTCTCGCACGTTCGCTTTCGCTGCTGCCCAATCCACCTCGACCAATGGTGGCGACGAGGCCGACTGCGCCGGGGTGACCGTAATTTGTATGCGCTCGACCATCATTTCGCATATACGCTCTACCAGCGCTACGAGGGTCTTGCCGATGACGGTCTCCAGCGGTATCGGGGGCTCTTCCGGTGGTGGTGTAGGTGTAGGCCATGGTTTGATCATTTCCTTCGCCCGCTTCCTGGCCCCCTCGATCAACGGGGCGGACGTTTTGAGCTTTGGATAGTTGATTTTCGATCGTCGTGCTGCGGGCAGCTCCAGTTGCGCATTTCGCAGTGCAGCTTCATCGCTGAGCGACGGGTTACTGACGAGTTCGCGCACCAGCGAATTGAACACCAATTCCTTCTCGGCGTTCGACCATCTGACTCTTTGCATGATGATTGTCCTCTATGTCTGCGTTAAAAAGAGGGAGACCCTTTCGAGTCCCCCTTTAAGGCAACTGCAGCGCACCGCCGCAGTACCCCCATTATACCAAGTCAAGAGCCGCTTGCAGGGCGTCGCGTTTGAGTCGAACACCAGCACCGAACCACGCCGATTGCAAGCGGGTGTCACGCGACGAGGCCCCACGCTCGTGATCCGCGAAGCGGGTGACCGCGTTCAGCAGACCCCATGCAGTGCCGGTGGCGGTCTTGACCTGCTGGCCGATCCCGTCCAGGTAGATCTTGGTAACCAGTTCGATCATCGGGCGCTTGGCCTTGGGGTCAATCTCCTCGTCTTCGCCGTAGAACACATCGAGGAAGTACTTGGCCGCTTCCTGTTTCGACACCTTGCGCTTGCTCAGTGTCGTGGCGTCGGACTTGAACTTGTC